ACAATCCCTTCGCGGCGCTATTTCTCGGTGGCGTCCCGGAGCAGGTGGCAAGCGTTACCGTTTTTCGCCTGCATACGAACGATGCTGCAGAAGAATTTAGATTCTACTGGAAAGGCCGAGTTGCTGGCTCATCAAGCGATGCAGAGGCGGTAAAACTGGACTGCGAGAATGTATTTACGTCACTGCGAAGACCCGGCTTGCGCGAGAAATACCAGACAGGTTGCAGGCATGTGCTTTACGGTCGCGGCTGTGGTTTAGATAAAGATGATTTTGCGGTAGCAGCAACCGCCTCAGCGGCTAGCGGTGTTGGCGTCACTGTCAGTTACTCAGACTCAAACGCGACAATCAACTATTTTAGGGGCGGCATGATCAAAACCTCAGACGGTTTTTACCGCGACATAATTGAACACGGCGATACCGCCATTACGTTGTTAAGCTCCTTGCCTTCCTTGATCGCTGCTATTACTGCAAGCGGCCCGCAATCTGTAACGCTCTATCCTGGCTGTGCACACGATTTAGTAACCTGTAAAAACCGATTTAATAACATCGAAAACTACGGCGGATGCCCGTGGATACCTAATAAAAACCCGTTTGGTAACGATGTAACCGGGAGCATTGTCTAATGTGGGTTTTTTTCGCCGCTTTTGTAATTGGCCTTGCAGCCAGCTATGCGTTTGCGCCTAAGCCACAATCACAGCCATCACCAACAATGGACGACATACAGGTGCCCACTGCTGAGGTAGGCAAAGATATCCCCGTACTATTTGGATGCCGTGAGATGCGTGGACCCAATGTGCTGTGGTATGGCGATCTGCGAACGATTCCAATCAAGTCAGAAGGCGGTAAAAAATGATTATTAAAATGCGTGATCTGCGTGCTGCTGGCGTTTGCCCGAAGGCCCGAGAGTGGGCTCATAAAAACGGTTTTGACTGGCGCGACTTTGTGAAAAACGGCATTGACGCAGAAAAATTGATAGCAGTCGGTGATGCGCAGGCGCTGAGAGTGGTTGAGGTGGCGCGTGGGTAAAAAAGTAACGGTAGGCTATAAATACCTTCTGGGGCTGCACCTCGGTCTGTGGAAAGGGCCGATAGATAGCATAAAAAAAATCAGCGTTGATGGCCGCACGGCATGGACAGGCAACAACATCGGCGATGTCCCGATTGAGCTACCCTTTGGCGCGATTGAATTATTTGGCGGTGACGAACGGGAAGGCGGTGTTAGCGGAAAAATTGATATTGATATGGGATTCCCATCTCAAGCCGTAAATGACTACCTAGACGCTCAAATTTCTGGGGATATTCCAGCATATCGGGGAATGACATCTGCAGTTTTTCGTCAGGTTTATACGGGGAACAATCCGTATCTAAAGCCGTGGGCTTTTGTTGGTGAGAGGATACATACGCGGCAAAATGGTATTCCTCAGTGGTACGACGAGAAGGCAGAAATACCGAGTGTTAACTCGTATGCTGACATCGCTCAAGGGGATTACTTTGTAAATTGCCGGACACCTGATTTAGAGTATTACGATAATGTAAATTATAATTTTTTGGGTAATGCCAACAGGGAAAGCGTTAATGCGGCGCTTTTAGGGGCAACGTATGAAAATGTCAATGCTCCCAATCCAATTAGCATAACCGGAGCAAACACTAGTGACCTTTTCGTTGTCAGAAAGACAGTTGTAGCTGAGGATAATGTAGAGGCGCGGGCTTACGTTATGGGGAGTTTTCCCGTTAACCCAGACGTTGGGGTATACCCAGTAGAGGCGGTTACAAACCGTTTCGCAGTCACAACGCCAAACAATGTTAGCAGTCTTTACTGGCCTGATACTTTCACGACAACCCTTGCTGCATACAACTATGCGATTAACCAACCCGATGTATATTTAACAGGACACACCGGGTACAGGCTATGGACTGTTGACACAATTGACGTTGGCGGCGGTTTATCTGGAGGCCGAACGGGTGAGGGCCGATGGGCTATCCACATATATAAAGCAGACATAGAAAGCAGTACTTGCTATACCCCGTTTGACTGCAGCGACATGAACCCAGCGCACATTATACGCGAGTGCTTAACTGATCCCGACTGGGGCATGGGGTACAGTGATTCAGATATTGACGATACAGCATTCCAGTTTGCTGCTGATGCGTTGTGGCTTGAGCTGCTGGGTTTAAGCGTCACATGGTCGCGTGAAGCTCCGCTGATAGATTTCGTCACAGAGATACTGAGGCACATTGATGCCGTTTTGTATGTATCACGGGAAACTGGTAAATTTACTCTCAAGTTAATTCGAGATGATTACTCATTATCCGATCTGATCACGCTGAACGAAACCAATGTAATGGGTGTGATTGATGCTAATCGCCCAGCAGTGGGCGAGCTGGTTGCTAGCGTTACTGTTAATTACTACGACAGAGCAACGGGAGAGCAGGGCAGCGTTACAAAACACAACCAGTCTCTGCATCAAATTCAGCTAGGCGGCGGTAGCGCAACAACGGTTTCCTACCCTGCAGTGACATCCGGCCCGCTGGCGGCGCGATTGTGTATGCGCGATCTAATAAGCCTGTCGACTCCTTTACTGAGTTGCCGCGTTGAAGTTGGGCGTATTGCCGAAAGTCTCAACGTAGGCGATGCGTTTATTCTTGACTGGCCAGATGAGAGTATTAATTCTGTTGTGATGCGGGTGCAGCAGATGACACTCGGTGACAGCGAAAAGCAGACGATTAACATCGAGGCACTAGAAGATGTTTTTTCTTTGCCGACACCGATCGCAGCGGGCGGCAATGGACAGGCAGGGATATGGACAGATCCATCTGCTGCTGAGGTTCTCCCCGCGCTGCCCCGTACTGTGACAGAGGTGCCCTATTACGAGCTGGTGCGAGAGCTGGGCGTGGCGTTTGTTGATGGCGTGCTGGCATCAGATCCTGACGCAGGGTATTTGCTCGCAGCGGGCGGCAGGCAGGGCACCGAAACTAACGCCCAGATCGCAGTCGATGCTGGTGCTGGTTACGCAAACGCCGAAGTGATGGACTTTTGCCCGGTCGCTTCCCCTACGGAAGATGTTTGGTATACAGACACCTCGATATATATTACTAATTTTCGTGATCTCGATTTAGTAGAGCCAGGGAGTATTGCACAGTTTGGGAATGAGTTGCTGCGCGTTGATTCTGTGGGCGAGGATTCTACAGGTTTATTTATTACAGTCGGGCGTGGCGTTTTGGATACTACCCCGGCAAGGCATCAACTTGTTGATGAGGAGTCTATTGTATTTTGGGGGTACGACTTTTCAGGCAGTGCAGTGCAGTACACCGCGAGCGATGATCTGGATGTAGTGATGCGCACATCGCTGGGAGCCAGTGTTTTACCGCTTGCTAGTGCGCCTGTAGATTCTATCGTGATGAATTCAAGACTCGTGCGCCCATACCCTCCCGGCGATTTTCGCGTTGACGCTATTCGCTATTCCGAGATAGCTGCTATTGAGTGGGACGGTGCTAATTTAGTCACATGGAAGCATCGAGACAGGCTGGCGCAAACTGATGATTTTCTTTACGACTACACAGCAACGGACATAGGCCCAGAAGCAGGCACCGAATATTTAGTGCGATGCGATGCTATTCTGATTAATGAATCAGTGATTGCGGATTTTATTGAAGTCAACGTGGGCAGCGCAACTACCTACACTTTTGGCAGCAGTAATGCGGCTGCACCGTTAAATACCGCCTTTGTTAGAATAAAAATATTTGCTTTGCGTGATGCATACGAATCTTGGCAGGCCGCAACGATAACTATCCCCGTACCCCCAGTATCAAGTGAGGAAGATCTCGTGCTAATACAGACTATTACAAATGCAGTGGCTGGAGAGTTTGATTTCGATACCATCCCCAGCGGTTACAGCAGAATAATTATTAAAGGGCGCTTGAGGTCATCCGCTGCGAATACCAGTGACGCCATTTTCCTGTTTTTCAACGGGGACACAACTGTAGCCAACTATCAAAGGCAGCTGTCTGCAGCTGTAAATGGCGCTGCAACGGTAACGGAGGCCGCAAATTCTACCATTGGAGCTTCTACTGGCGCGACATCTCCAGCGGGCTCATACGCAACGGTTAGCATTGTAATCGAAGGGTACGACAGTGCCGTCTATGTAAAAACAGCACTTGGCAACTCGGAATCATTCTATGAGGTTGGGCAACAGTGGGTTGGGCAAAGCGGTGTAGCAAACCCCTCAATGACGGCGGCAATTACTCGCCTAAGATTCCGCACAGACAACCATCCCACCGACGGTCTGCTGGGGACGCTGCGCCTGTACGGTGAGAGTTAATGATCCTACACGGCAGGCAGGCGGTTGACGCTGTAGAGAAACAGTTAGGGCGCTTACTCAACGACATAGAGCATCGTGTTGTTATGGTCGAGGGATGCAGCACAAAAGAGTATTTTTGCTCGGCGGGCGTGCTGACTAATGGCGTAGGGCAGACGGGGGTATGGCTGAATAAGACGTTCCCGCAAGCCCTAGAGTACCATATTCAGCGGGTGCGCAATCGGCTTCCGGCGTATGACAGCTATCCCGAATATCTTAAGCGCGAGCTGGTGCAGTCGGAGTACCGGGGCGACTTGGGACTATCCCCCAAAGCCATGAGATTAGTTCGCGGCGGCATGTACGATCAAGCGGCTATTGAGTTCCTCGACCACAAAGAGTACCGAGAGACTGAATCCGAAGGGATACGAAAGCGCATTGAAGCCGTATCTCACGCGCTCAACCTGTACCACTGCGAGTTACACTGATATGAACTGGAAAGACGTAGGCGGATGGCTGAAGGAGAACGCAGGCTCTGGCACTGCACTTGTTGGCTCGCTACTGACAGGCAACGTGCCGGGCGCTGTTGCTGCGGGCGTTGCGCTTGTGTCCAGTGCAACGGGCAGCACTAATCCTAATGATGCACTGGCGGCATTACAAGGCGATCCTACGACAATGATACGGCTGAAAGAGTTGGCGATTCAGGATGAAGCCAGTATTCGGGCGCATATCGAGTCAATGACGCGCATGGAGCTTGAAGATCAGCAGGCTTCGCACGCGACAACACAGGCCACTATCCAGAGCGGCGACAACGCAGAGGATAAGTTTGTGCGCCGCACGCGCCCTGGGCAGAGCTGGCTGA